CACCAAAACCCCGCCGAGAAAAACAGAGAGGCCCACGAGGAGGGGTTGCAGGGTCCTCACCGCCTCGCTCATACCACCCATAGCTTTCACCTGTTCCTTCACCCACTCTATTGACGTTCTTATTGCCGGCGCGAATATCGCACCTACTCCCTTTTGGAATTCGGTGAATACCTCGTGGATTATGTTGAAGCTCCCCTTGAGGGTTCCGGCGTAGGCCTGCGCCTGCCCTGCCGTCACCGCCATGACCGCAGCGAGGATCGTTTCCTTGCTCGCGTGCTCGTCTATGTCTATCCCGAATTGTTTCAGGAGCTTCGGGGCGCCTTGAAACGAGAGTATGAGCGCCTGCGTGGCCTCCTCGAGCCCTATACCCTTGAAACGCGCGAGGTCCATCGCCGCTTGGAAGGCGCGCATGGAGAAGTCGCTCTCCTTCGTCGCTTGGAAAAGGCGCGCGAGGGATATGGCGGCCGTTTCGCTGCTGAACCCGAAGTCGAGCATGGCCTTGTCGGAGAGCTCCAGTATCTCGTGCCGGAAGGTCTGCAGGTTCGGGGAGAGCGTCCGCACTATCGCGTCGAACTTCGCCATCTGCGCCTCACCCTCGGCGAAGGCTCCTATCGCGCTTTTGAGGAATGTCGCTGCGCCCAGGGCCCCGAGGGCGCCCGCCAAAATACCGGCCTTGTCGCCGGCAAAGTTTAGCGAGCCCCCGAGGTCCGATACGTCTCCGGAGAGGCGGCTCAAAGCCGCGCTCGCTTCGTCGCGCACCTTCACGACTATGTTCAGGTTGGAGTTTGCGTCGGCCATGCTATTGCTTTTTTATCCTGTCCGCCGCGCGCGCGCCCGCCGCGGCCTCCTGATTGATCATTGAGAGGAGATAGTCAACGAACCACGACGGCTGGCTCTCGTACTCCTCGATCGTCCACTTCATCTCGCGGCAGAGAAGGGCCGCCGCCGCCTGAGGGGAAATCCTCGACGCCTTTGAGGCGAAGTAGCTCGCCCACTCGTATTCCGCTACTTCGCCGGCGCGAAATTTCCTATCTTCACCGCCTCGGCGAGGATGCAGTCGTAGTCCTCGGCCGACTGCGGGTGCTCGGCGTTCTCTATACGGCCGAGGATATTCTCCGCGCTGCCGTCGAAGGAAACCACCGCTATCTCTATGATCTTCCGGTTGCCGTCGTCGATAAGGTTGTCGGCGTACACGTCCCCCTTGCGCTCGCCGGAGGTCGGGTCCACCTGCACCTTGTGGAGGAATACGCCGCGGAGCTCGTTGCGCTCCCTCGCCGTCAGGAAGGTCTTCACCTCGAACGGCTTGCCCGAGGGAGTGGTGAATGCTTGGGTTGGTCTCATGGGTTGGTGCTTGTGATGTTGTCGGCCTTTGAAGCTGGAAGCTGTTAGAAGCTAGTACGAGGCGGTCGCGTTCACCGCGGTGATCGTCACCATCTTGCTGTCGGTGGTGTTGTAGTGCGCCTTGAAGGCCACCTTTTGCATGACGATGTCGTTCAGCCGGATCGGCTTCGTTATCGGCTGGAAGGTGACGCTGTGGAGGTCTATGCGGAGCGAGGGGTTCGTGGTTCCGGTGCCGATGACCGCCGCGGTGTTCACGAGGTCGAAGCGCGCCGCGCGGACGGTGCCGGTGAGCGAGTTGGTCTTGAAGTCGCTCTCGTTTTGGAAGATCGCCTCGAGCTCCCCCTCAATCACAAACTGCTTCGAGAGGAAGTCGTTCGGCGCTATGTTCCCGAGGACGTCGTCGTCTTGAATGTTCTGGTTTATACGAACAGAGGCCGAGCGAATCGAGACCGTGGTCGCGGTGCCGGTGAGGTTCGCCTGCGTGTTCGCGTACTTGAACGTGAGGTGCTGCGGCAGGTAGCGGTTCTCGCTTACTGTCGCCGGCGTAACCGATGCCGCCACTCCCTTCTTGCCTCGGATGCTCGCGGTGTAGCTCAAGAACGTATCGCGCTCGTATGCTATCTCAAGCTGGGAAACCACGGAGAGCGCGTGCGTGTAGTCCTGCGCGGCGAGCGGATCGTCGAGCTGGATAGTGAGCGTCGGGTGCTGGGCGTTTTGAAGGACGGTTATGGTGTGGCTGTACGGCGTGCCCGTTGCCGTGCCGGTCACCGATGAAAGGGTCCCGCAGATCGCGTAGAGCACGAGCGGGAAGTGCGCGTCTCCTATCGGTGCCTTGACTGTCGCTTCCACCCATTCTTTCGTGATGCTCTCGCCCACGCTGGCCTCTATCACGCCGCGGCTCTGCTCGTCGGTAACGCGCGTCTGCTTCTCGTCTATGTCGAGCTCCGCGTAGGCGATCATAAACGTCGGGGCGGCGACTGCGGTGCCCCTGCTGGTCTCGCGCGCAATGCCTACTTGTACCAATCTCCCTATTCCTTTTTGTGCTGCCATGTGCTTATATTAACATTCTTTATTTTTGGACACCGACCTTTCTTTGCTCGTCTGCTTTCTGCTCTTGTTTTTTATCATACGAATGTGAGGTCTCTAATCGCTTTCGCGCGTATGAGCACGGAGAACGCTATGTAGTTGTTGCCGCCGGAGCTCAACGCCTCAGGGGCGCTCGTGGACGGCTCCACGCCCCCGTCCGCGGCGCCCGTGGTCTGGTCCGCCTTCAGCGTGGGGTCGTTATCGAACTCGTTCAATATGTTCTCGATGAGATCCTCTATCTGCGCCGCGTCCTTCACCTCGTCCGCGTTCGAGAGCACGAGGATCTCGAATAGGTAGCTCCGGAGGTTCTGGGTGTTGGTCGCGGCGCCGCTCTCCACCGTGGGCGTCGTGAGTATGGCCACGGGAAATTTCGAGAAGTCCCTGTTGAATACGGCCTTTTTGAAGTCGTCCACCTGCACGTCGCGGAGGATGTCCTCGCGCACGAGGGCCTCAAGGATGGTCTGTATCCTCGTCTTTATTGTGTTGAGTTTGCTTGCCATGTTTTTATACGATCCTCGTTTGGCCCGTAATCGCGCGCGCGATCATATCGCCGGCCTGCCCGAATAGTCGGTTTACTTCCTGCGCCGACTTCTCGACTATTTTTTTCATGTACGGCTTGGGCTTCGATCCAGGGTGCCGGACATGCATCGCAAAGACGCGCGTGCCTGCCTGCCTCTTGTAGTATTGGCGGCCGGACGCCGCCGTCACGTATCGGCCACCTCCGCCGCCAACCCACGAGAGGGCGCGCGCGTTCACGGGGTATATGTCGTGCGGCCGCGTTCCGAACTCAACGAAGGGCGCGTAGCGGGCCGTGGGAAACCAGCGGGCCTGCAGCTGGCCGGTCTTGAAACGGAAGCTCTGCAGGAGGTTGCCGGTGCGCCACGGCACGGGGTTGTCCTTCAGCGTGTTCTTTTGAAAAACGAACTGCGTCGCCAAAAGCGCCCGCTGCAAAATGGGCGCGGCTATTTTCGGGTACTCGCGGAACGCGCGCCGGAGCGGCTCAAGATTTTCTACTTTCAGCTCAAATTGGCTCATACGAATTGGGGAATTTTTTTATAGCGGTCGAGAGTCCGCTTGTCGAGGTCGTCCACATGATCCTTCCATTGCACCGTGCCGCCCTCGAAGCTCTCGCTCGCCTTCCCCTCGTCGTTGCGCCGCTTGAAAACTTTTATCACGAGGCGCTCCGCGAGGTCGGAAAGGTCGGCGGGGAGGGTGTGCGCGGTCGGGCTTCCGGCGTTGGCAAAGTCGATCAGGTATCCGGCCGTGTAGCTCACGCGGATCGCGTTCGCTCCCGTGCTTATGCCCCATACCCGCACGAGGCCGTTCTTGCCGTCCTCGAGCATGTCCCAATCGTCCGCGGCGAAGTTGGTCCACGTCGGGCTTGTGCGCAGGCCCGCGCGGTACTGCACGGCGGTTATGGTGCCTATGGGTATGTGGTTCAGCGCGAGGTACTTCTGGTTGGTATTGAAAATGGTATAGACCTCGTTTGTGTAGGTCGTGCGCATGAACCTCCGGCCGCCGCACTCGCCCTCCACGAAATCCGTTATGGCCGCGATGATGCGGTCTATGAGCGTGTCGTGGTCAGCGACGCTTAGATTCATCCGGTCCTTCACCCTTTGCTTGGTGGTGAGGGCGTAGGTTATTGGGTTTTCTGCCATGTTCGTATGGTAACAAGTGTTACTTTCGACTTTCGGGCTTTTTGAGCGCCCGCTCCTCGGTCCCGCAGGAAGGGCCGAGAGAGCGGAAGTTCAACCGCTATGCCGTGGCTGCGTTCACTACGGGCTTTCGGAAGGCGTTCCCGAGAAGCGCGACCGCGGCCACAGGGGTCGTCTGCCCGTCGGACGGCGTGGCCGTCACGGTCAGAACGAGCTTCAGATACCGGAGGCGGGTCGTGCCGAGATCCTCCACGCGGATCTGGAGATGCTTCGCTGAGGCGGTGCCGGTGTACGCCGCAATCGTGCCGGTCGCTCCGCTCACGTTCGTGTAAGTGCCGGTCGAAGTTGCGCTCTCCGTCACTTGGAGGGCCACTGTGACCGAGGCTGCCGTGCCCCCAGGGGTCCCCGTCATCACCTCGAACATGCAGGAGTTGTACCCGAAGGTGTCAACCGCAAACACTCTTGCGGCGAGCGGCGTGCCGGTGGCGGTGATTGAGAAGGGGTTTATTGCTACTACGGGTTTTATCCCGTCAAATACGCTGCGCATAGGTTTTTTCGACTTAATTGCCGTATGGCCTTGTCAGGCCCTCCCTCGTTCGACGTTTTGGGCGCGGACGCGCCACGATAGCGGGGGAGCCGGTGCGGTGGTCGGTTAGGCGCTTGCTGCTGCCGCGGGGGCGCCTCCTTCTCCTGCGCTGGCGCCCGCGTTGGCTCCTGCGCCTTCGCCTGCGCCCTCGCCTGAGGCGGGGGGCGTTTTGGTATCGGGTGTTGCAGGAGGCGTCGGCTCTCCGCCTTCCTGATCTTTGTTTTCTTCGCTCATAGTGTTGTCGATGGGTTTATAGGTTCGACCTTTCCCTTCGGCTCTGGCTACTCCCCAACCGCGAGGTCACGGAGGGGAGAGTGTCAGAGCCGGAAGGCGACTAGTTCGTCTTCGCAATCGCAAACGCAGCGGACAAAGTATTCACTAGCGCGTGGCGGTGCTTGTACACAAGCCCCCGCTGGTCCGCTTTCGCTATCTCCTTGCCTCCGAAGCTCCCACTGCGGAATTCCTCCACGCCAAGCTCGCCCTTGTCGCCGTAGGCGTAGGCCTTGAGGTTTCCGAAGATGATGAACTTCGTCGCGGTCGCGGTCGCGGAGAGGGTGGGAAGGTGGCGGGTCGTGAAGACCGGATACCCGAGGATTTCTCCTGCGGGGGTCAAACCTCCTTGCCTCGGGAATTGCGCGAGCACGTTGTTCGAAGCCGCCCCTGCGTAGGGGAGGATGTACTCGTTCGTTCCCTTCTGCACGCGAAGCGACGCCCATACGGTCCGGTTCATGAAGAACGCGGCCCCGTTGAGCACGCTCTCCTCGATGGATCCGATAAGGGTCGAGCTGTCGTCGATCACTTTGTAGTTCGAGAAACCGGTGCCGCTCGCGATAAGCGTGGCGGTAATTCCGGTGTCCTCGATGATCCCCACGAAGGGAGCGCTGGTGCCGACGAAACCCTGCTTGTCGATCATGTTCGCTAGCGCCTCACCCCCGAGGGCAAGGAGCCAGTCCGCCAAGTTCACCGACGCGTCCGCGATCAGGTCGTTCGCTACTACGAACGAGAGCTGCCACTTTTTCGTGATGAGTTTGGCTTGGTCGAAGGTCAGGGCCGTGTCGGAGCCCGCTGCGTCAACGCCGAGGTAGGCGCCCTCAAGAAACGATCCGGTGTACGCGGGAATGTCGAGCTCGTCGGTTTTCATGGGCCACTTCTGCGCCTGAGACATGATGAGGCCGACCGATGCCGCAATCCGCTGGATCGCCGCCGCGACTTCCGTGGAAATCAGGTATCCGCCGCGGTTGTCCTGCTCGGAGATAAGGGCTTCGTTCGCTTTTGTGTCGATAGCGGTGCGCAATGCCGCCGCCTTCGCTACTTCGCAAAACGCGAGCTTCGCCTTATCCGACAGTCCGGTCCGGTCATACCCCAAGATCGCGCGCTCCACGCGGAGCTGCTCCACAATCTTTTTCGTCTCGGCAGCCACGAGGGGCGATACGACGGCCTTGAGCTTGTCCTCCATGATCGTATCGAAAGAGCTGGTGAGCTTCTCCTCGAGTTGTTTGAGTTGTTCTGGTGTCATGTTCGTTTATTGTCTGCGTCCTTTCCGCGCTTTCCTTTCCCGTTCGTTGAGATTCTCAAGCGCGCCGGACGCAGCTTTCACAAACGACTTCAGGATGTTGCGAGCCGCGAGGAAGTCGTCGACTGTCCTCATGGACTCCATGAATCCCTTGTCTTGCGACCTTTCCTGCGGGGCGCCTCCATCGGGGCGTACCTCCCCCTCGACGGCCGCGAGCTTCTGCTCGAGGTCGTCGATTTCGGTTTTGATGGCGTGTAATGAGGTGCTCGCCTTGAGCGTCGCGGCTATTTCCGCCTTTCCTGCCACGCTCTGGGCGTACTCGGTTTGAATGATGTCGAATATAAGCTTGGCCGCCTGCACGAGCGCGTTGTCTATCACGTTCTGCAGCTGCGCGAGGATCGCGCCTATCTGGACTGCGTCCTTCTTGCCGTGGAGCCAGTGCTTGTCCTTCGCCTCAAGCCACTTTTTCGCCAGGTTGGTGTCTGCCTTGCAATCCTCGAAGTGGTTCGGCGGGTCTCCGGCGTTCTTTATAAATTCGCCGAGGCATACGGATCCTTTCGCGTAGTAACGCGCGCATACGCCGCAGAAGTACTTCGCAGCTTTCGCCACGCATACCATCCCGCCGTCGTGCATTTCCATCATTCCCTCGCTCCCGTCGTCCATAGTGCAAGCATCGCCCTCCGCTTTTGCCGCCTTCGGCTTGCACACCATTCCTCCGTTGCCGTCGTCCTGCATCGTTCCTATTTCGCCGTTATCCATTGTGCACTCATCGCCCACCACTTTTTCTTTCACTTCGAGCTTCAGGCCCTTCGTGGCTATCATGGCGAGGTCGAGCTTGAGCTCCTTCGCCTGCGCCAAAGAAAGGGCGTAGGGGTTGGCCGGAACGGGTACGAAGGAGAACTCGAGGAGTTCCGCCTTCGTGATGATGCTGCCCTCCATCTCGCTCGCTATAAAACCGACGGACGTGGCGCGGACAATTTTCAAGTCGTAGAGCCGCCGCACCTGTTGCGCGAACGGGTTCGCCTCCTCCGGCGCGAACTTGCCCTTTGCGAGAAGCTTGCCGTCCACGACCTCGATGCTCTCGGTAATTCCTATCGGCAAGCTGTAGTAGTCGTGGCCCCAAAGCACCACGGGGTTGCTCAGGTAGTTTTTCAGATTCCACCCGTCCTGCTTTACTGTCTCGCCCTGCCGGTCTATGTCGGCCGTGGAGATTATGACCTCAAAGCTGCCCGAGTCGGCGGCCGCCTTCGTCGCTTCAATGAGCGATTTTGTCGCCGCGGAGGCGAATACGACTACCATCGCCTGCTTCACTTCTTCGGAAAGTTTTTTGATTGCTTCGTTCATTTTTTTAGTGTAGCACGTTTTAATTTTCGACCTTGTGCCTATATGGTCCTCGGAAGCTGAGGCCTCACGAGGATAACTATGTCGGTGAATGTGATCACTTTGCCGTTCGTGAAGGTGACCTCCACCTCGGCGTAGTACCTGCCCGCCGTCGCAAAGTCAGCCGTTTGCACGAGGTAGTAGCACATGCCGGCGGTCGGGGTTCCCACAGTCATGTTGCCGGAAACCGCGAGCGCGGTGCCGCCCTCAAGCTGGGCCTTGAAAACGAGGGGTGTCCCGCTCGTCAGGTCTATCGCCGCGTCGTTCGCATCCTTCAAAGTGAAGTCGATGCGGTATTCCTTGTCGCTCTGCACCACCTCTATAATTTTAGTCATGTCAGTTGTTTCTAAGGGTGAATGTGCGCCCCTTCTCATACAGCGTCCGCATGGCGCCGTAGGTCGACCTTATTATGAAGTTTCCTATGGACGTTGCGCGTCCGCGCGCGGTCGTGAAAACTTCGGCGAGCGTGATCTGCTGGGTCAGTACCACCGTCACCGATCTCGTTATGGCGTCCGCGATGGTGATCGCTTCCGTGAGGGTTCTTTGCACAGTCCGGAGCGCCGTGTCCGCGAGCGCGAGCGCCTCGGAGAAGATTCGGGTTACGCTCCGCGCTATGGTGTCGGCTAGTATAACCGCCTCCGAGACCACCTTCGTCGTGCTCTTTACAACCGTGTCGGCTACCGCAATCGTTTCCGTAAGAACTGCGTACGTCGTGCGCAACGCAGTAAGGATGTCTGCAAGTATGACCGATTCCGAAATGGACCGCGTGGTGCTTTTTATGACCGAATCTACAACCGCCACCGCATCCGCGAGCGTGCGCGAAATGGTTTTGATCGCCGTGTCGGCAATGACCATCACCTCGGAGAGCTCCCTCGTTACGCTCCGCGCTATGGTGTCGGCTAGTATAACCGCCTCCGAGACCACCTTCGTCGTGCTCTTTACAACCGTGTCGGCA